AGCTCGAGCGGCTCAACCGCGAGGCGGCCAAGGGGAATGTCGCGGCTGAAAAGGCGCTGGCCGGAATGGTCCAGGCCGAGCGGGTCGCGGTGACAAATGCCGCGGTCAAGAGCCGCCCCGCCGAGCCCAAGGCCGTAGCCATGGGCAAGAAGGAGGCGGCAAAGGCCGCGGCCAGCCAGGCGCAGGGCCGGTTTGCGCGGCGGACGCCGCCTCCGCAGGCAACCTTGCTGAACTAGAACCGGGATGGAGTGGTCTACTGCCTGCCCTGACTGGGAGGAGCGGATCGTTGCGGGCTCCACCCTGGTGCCGATTGCTCCGCTGTTTCCGGCCAAGGCCGATGAGGGGCTGGGGGTTTTCAAGTCGCTTCAGGTGACCGACCTGCCGCGCAAGCCCGACGGCACCTGGCCGACCCTGGGTGAGTGCTGCGACCAGCGCCTGCTTGACCTGGTGGCGGCAATCTTCGGGGCGGAAGACCCCATCAGCGGCAAGCGGTTGATCCGCGAGTTCCTGCTGCTGATCAGCAAGAAGAACATCAAGTCGACCCTGGCCGCTGGTATCATGGTGGCGGCGCTGATCATCAACTGGCGCGACAATGCCGAGCTGATGATCCTGGCGCCAACGCTGGAAGTGGCGAACAACAGCTTTGGCCCGGCGATGGGAATGGTCCGGGCGGACCCCGAACTGCAGATCATCCTCAAGGTGATCGAGCATCAACGCCAGATCAGGCACCTTGACACTGGCGCGGTGCTTTCGGTGGTGGCCGCCGACAGCGATACCGCCGCAGGCAAGAAGGCCGGCATGGTGCTGGTCGAGGAGCTGTGGCTGTTCGGCAAGAAGCCCAAGAGTGCGGCGATGCTGCGTGAGGCAACCGGGGGGCTGGCGTCGCGCCCGGAAGGGTTTGTGCTTTACATCACGACTCACTCGGACGAACCGCCGTGCGGGGTCTACAAGACCAAGCTGGCCTATTTCCGTGATGTCCGCGACGGCGTTATTCATGATCCGAGCAGCCTGGCCGTGCTGTTCGAGTGGCCGGAATCGCTGATCGAGGCCGAAGCCTATCTCGATCCGGACATGTTCTATCTGACCAACCCGATGATCGGGCGTTCGGTGACCAGGGAATGGCTCGCCTCGGAGCTGGCCAAGGAACAGTCGGGAGAAGGTGAAGGGCTGCAGATATTCCTGGCCAAGCACCTGAATGTCGAGATCGGGCTGCGTCTGCGCCGCGATCGCTGGGCCGGGGCGGATTACTGGCTGGACAATGTCGAAAACGGGCTGAGCCTGGCCGAGCTGCTGCGGCGCTCGGAGGTTGTCACTGTCGGGATCGATGGTGGCGGACTGGGGGACCTGTTCGGGCTGGCGGTGGTCGGGCGCGAGCGGGGCAGCGAGCGGTGGCTGTGCTGGACCAGGGCCTGGGGCCTGCCGGTGGTGCTGGAACGGCACAAGGCAGTGGCTTCGCGGCTGCAGGATTTTGTCGTCCAGGGTGACCTGGGGCTGGTTGATACCACGCAGGAGATCGTCGCGGCAGTGGCAGAACTGCTGGTCGAGATTCGGGAATCTGGGCTGCTGCCGAACGAAAACGCGATCGGGGTTGACCCTTCGGACATCGGCGCGCTGATCGACGGGCTGAACGCCAGGGGCTTTCGCAGCCACGAGGTAGACCCGGCGACGGGGCGGATGATCAGGCTGGGCCAGATCGAGCCGGTGAGGCAGGGGGTGGCGCTGACCGGCGCGATCCATACCGCCGAATTCAAGTTGCACGATGGTCTGCTGGTACACGGCGGATCGGAGATGATGGCCTGGTGCGTGAGCAACGCCAAGGCCGTGCAGAAAGGCAATGCCGTGGCGATCGACAAGGAAGTGGCGGGTTCGGCCAAGATCGATCCGCTGATCGCCCTGTTCTGTGCGGTCAAGCTGATGGAGCTGGGGCCAGTGGCTGGGGTTGCTCGGGTTGAACCAGAGGTGATGGTGCTCTGATGGGGTTGATCGAGCGCGCGTGGTCGATGCTGGGCGTTCTGCCGGCATCGATCGAGCGCAAGGCCACGCCGGAAGAAATCCGGGCGGATATTGCCGCTGCCGCCACCACCGCGCTTTCCGGTCAGGTGGTGAACCTGACAGAGGCGCTGAAGGTTTCGACGGTGCTTGGCTGTGTTCGGGTCCTGGGAGAGGGCGTGGCGCAGGTGCCGTGCAAACTTTATCGGCGCGATGCCAAGGGCGGTCGCGCCGAGGCGCGCGACAATCCGCTGTTCGAGCTGCTGCACCGCCGCCCGAATCCGGTGCAGACCAGTTTCGAATTTCGCGAAACGATGATCATGCATGCCGCGCTGACCGGCAACGCCTTTGTCTTCATCAACCGTTCGAGCACCGGCGAAATTCTGGAGCTGCTGCCCTATGATCCGGGCGCGGTGACGGTGACGCGCTGGCCCGATGGCACGCTGTCCTACAAGATCAGGCTGGAAAGAGGTCAGCAGGTTCCGGTGCCGGCCGACCGGATCTGGCACTTTCGCGGGCCGAGCTGGAACGCCTGGGAAGGCCTTAACCTGCTGAGCCTGGCGCGAAACGCGGTCGGGCTGAAGATGGCGACAGAGGAATTCGGCAGCGCGCTGTTCAAGAACGGGGCGCGGCCCGGCGGAGCGCTGGTGGCGCCGGGTGACGCTACGCCGGATTCGCTGATCAAGATCCGCGACCAGTGGAATGCCTCGATGTCCGGCTCTGGCAACGCGATGAAGACCGCGGTCCTGCTGGGCGGGCTCAAGTTCGAAAAGCTGAGCTATTCGAGCGAGGATGCGCAGTACAACGATACCGCCAAGGCAGCGGCCCGGGAAATCTGCGCATTCTTTCGGGTCAACCCGATCATGGTTCAGCTGCACGATCAGGCGGCGGCCTATGCCAGCGTCGAGCAGATGTTTCTGGCGCATGTCGTCCACACCCTGATGCCCTGGTACGAGCGGATCGAGCAATCGGCCGAACTGGCGCTGCTGACCAGCGCTGAGCGCAAGAGCGGGCTCTACATCAAGCTTGAAGCCAAGGCGCTGATGCGCGGCACCGCCAAGGAGCGGGCCGAGTTTCACCAGATCCTGCTGCAGAACGCGGTGGTCAGCCGCAACGAGGTGCGAATCGCCGAGGACATGGACCGGATCGACGATCCTGAATTCGACGTGCCGCATCCTGCGGCAAATCTCTACGGGCCAAAGCCAGCCCAGGGCCAAGGGTGACAGCAATGGAAGTGATGCGGATTGATGCGGCTGAACTGAAGTTCAGCGGCGATGGCGATGCCATGACCCTGTCAGGTTACGGCGCTGTGTTCGGCAATGTCGATGCCTATGGTGACGTGATCGCCCCTGGTGCCTTTGCAGCATCGCTGGCGGCGCACAAGGCCGCTGGAACCATGCCGCAGATGTTGCTTGAGCACGGCACAAGCCCCCTGCCGATCGGCGTCTGGAAGAGCATGGCGGAAGATGGGCACGGGCTGAAGGTGGAGGGTGAGTTCCTGACCACCGCGCTGGGCATCGACAGCTGGAAGGCGGCCAAGGCCGGCGCGATCGACGGGCTTTCGATCGGCTATCGGCCGATCGAATTCCAGATGCGCCAGCGTCCCGAGGATCCGCGCCGGCTGCTCAAGTCGGTAGATCTGATCGAGGTTTCGCTGGTCGGCCGCCCGGCGAACGAAAAGGCCCGCGTCGGCCAGGTCAAGTCGATCGGCACCATTCGCGAATTCGAGGACTTCCTTCGGGACGAAGGGGGGTTCTCTGCCGCCGAAGCCAAACGCCTGGCATCGGATGGATTCAAGTCGCTGCGTCGGGACGACAGCGGCGATCTTGCTGAAGTGGCGGAAATCCTGCGGCGCAACGCCGCGCTTTTCAAGAACTGAAGGAACAGAACAATGAGCGATTTCACCGAAGTGAAGGGCCTTATCGAGGCCCAGGGCAAGGCCTTCGAGGAATTCAAGGCCACCAACGATGCGCGCCTGGCCGAACTGGTCAAGGGTACCGCCGATCCGTTGATCGAGGAAAAGACCTCGCGGATCAATGAGGCGCTCAACAAGTTCGGCGACCAGTTGAAGGCGATCGAAGCCAAGGCCAACCGCCCGGGCGCCGGCGCCAGCGATCTGACTGCGGAACAGAAAGAACACAAGGCGGCTTTCGGCAGCTGGATGCGCAAGGGCGTGGGCGAAAGCGAGCTTTCGGCACTGGAAGCCAAGGCGCTGAACATCACCACCGCCGCCGATGGCGGCTATGCGGTGCCTGAGGAGCTTGACCGCGATATCGTCAAGAAGCTGGTTGATATTTCGCCCATGCGCCAGGTGGCGACGGTGCGGACGATCGGCAGCGCTGGCTATCGCAAGCTGGCCAGCGTTGGCGGTACCTCTTCGGGCTGGGTCGGCGAAGCGGATGCCCGCCCCGCCACCAACACCCCGAAGCTGGCCGAGATCGTTCCGACCATGGGCGAGCTTTATGCCAACCCACAGGCTACCCAGGTGATGCTCGACGATGCGTTCTTCGACGCGGAGAACTGGCTGGCAGCCGAAGTTGCCGAAGAGTTTGCGCGTGCTGAAGGTGCGGCCTTCATTTCCGGCAACGGCACCAATCGCCCGACTGGCTTTCTGACCGGCGCCCCGGTTTCGACTGCGGATGATGCCCGTGCCTGGGGCGTTTTGCAATATGTTGCTTCAGGCACTTCCGCCGCGCTGCCGGCTGCGGCGACCTATGCCGACAAATACATCGACATCGTCACCTCGCTGAAGGCGGGTTACCGCACTGGCGCGGTGTGGATGTGCAGCAAGACCATCCTGGGCGAGCTGCGCAAGGTCAAGACCAGCGACAATGCCTATCTCTGGCAGCCTTCGCTGCAGGCCGGCACGCCGGGTTCGTTCCTGGGTTATCCGGTGGTCGAAGCCGAAGACATGCCCGCGGTGGGGGCCAGCACCTTCCCGCTGGCCTTCGGCAACTTCGGCACCGGCTATCTGATCGTCGATCGGATGGGCACCCGGATACTGCGCGATCCGTACAGCAACAAGCCCTATGTCGGGTTCTACAGCACCAAGCGCGTCGGCGGGATCGTGCAGAATTCGGAAGCGATCAAGCTTCTGAAGTGCGCGGCATCGTAAGATGCTGGTTCGCTTCCTGAAAAGCGGACCGGTCAAGGCTGGTCCGGGGAGAATTCATGGTCTCCCCGGCCAGCTGGCCGACCTTTCCGACAGCGATCTTGAATCGGCCCTGGCTGATGGCGCAGTCGAAATTGCCGAGCCCGAACCTGCCGGGAAACCCGCCGCCAAGGCGAAGCGGGGGGCATGATCGCGCGACCGATTGATGCGGTTTTGATGAAGGACTGACTTATGGCTGTTACCTATTCCACTGCCGCCAAGACCGCCCGGATGCAGGCGATCATCGATCAGATCGATGCAGGGGCCAGCCCTGGCAAGATCAAGATCCGCGATTCAGGCAATGTCGTTCTGGCCACGCTGACCCTTGCCGATCCGTGCGGCACGGCGGCTTCGGGGGTGCTGACCTTCGATTTCAGCCCGGCGGTGCAGGATACCGCCGCCGATGCTACCGGCACGGCCGCCAATGCGATCGTTACCGACAGCGCCGACACTACGGTGATTTCTGGCCTGACGGTTGGCACCAGCGGCACCGATATCGTTCTGGATAGCACCTCGATCACGGCCGGCCAGACTGTCAGCCTGACCTCGGGCACGATCACTCACGCCTGATCAGGTGATCTAGCCGATGGCGATTTCCTTCGTCGGCAGCAAGACGTTCACGCATGCGGCAACAAGTGCGCAGTCCTGTTCGCTGACCGATCTGCTCGACAGCAGCGGCGCTTCGGCGACGCTGCTGGAGGGCGATCTTGTCATCATCAACTATGGCCTTGGCACTACGGTTGATCGCACCCAGGCGCAAATGCTGGCCAGCGGCTATACCGCGATCCACACCGACCTATACCAGAACGACAGCAACGACGCGAACCAGCAGGTTCAATACAAGTTCATGGGCGCAAGCCCTGACGCCAGCGTCAGCATTCCGGCAAGCAATGCCACAACTGCGGGTTGTGCGGTAACGATCCACGCCTTTCGCGGGGTGAATCCGGTCACCCCGCTGGATGTGACGGCGGTCACCACCGGGGGCATCAACACCGGGGTGGCCAACGCCGCCGCTATCACCCCGCAGACGCCGGGCACCTGGATCCTGGCCTGCGCCGTGGCGGGCGTGGCAGCGGGCGCGGTGTTTACCAACCCGGCGGGCATGTCGGGCACGACAAACCATTTCCGATCGGCAACGATCACCAGCACCACCAACGACTGCAATGTCGGCACGGCGATCTACACCGGCTGGACTTCGGGCAGCTATGATCCCGCCGCGTTCGGCGGATCGACCAGCACGAACACCGGATCGTGGACCGCCGTAACCATCGCGCTGCGGCCCTATATCGTCGCGACTGGCACTGTTTCGGCAAGTGAAAGCGGCAGCGACACGGCGGCGCTGGCCGGCGGAGTGCTGATCAATGGCACGCTGGCGGCGAGCGAAAGCGGATCAGACAGTGCCAGCCTGGCCGGAACGGTCAGCGACAGCGGAATTACCGGAACGCTGGCGGCGAGCGAAAGCGGAGCCGATACGGCGGCGATGACCGGCGATGTGCTGGTCAGTGGCACGCTGGCGGCGAGCGAAAGCGGGGCCGATACGGCGGCGATGACCGGCGATGTGCCGGTCAGCGGAACGCTGGCGGCGAGCGAAAGCGGAGCCGATACGGCGGCGATGACCGGCGATGTGCTGGTCAGCGGCACCCTGGCGGCGAGCGAAAGCGGGGCCGATACGACGGCGATGACCGGCGATGTGCTGGTCAGCGGCACCCTGGCGGCGAGCGAGAGCGGGGCCGATACGGCGGCGATGACCGGCGATGTGCTGGTCAGCGGAACGCTGGCGGCGAGCGAAAGCGGAGCCGATACGGCTTCGTTCCTGGGTGATGGTGCCACGGCGCCGGTTACCGGGGCGCTGGCGGCGAGCGAAACCGGATCGGACAGTGCCAGCCTGGCTGGCGCTGTTGCGATCCGGGGCGGCCTGGCGGCAAGCGAAAGCGGATCTGACAGTGCCGGATTTGCCGGGCTGATCCTGATCCAGGGTGGTTTGAACGCGAGCGAAACAGGCAGCGATAGCGCGGCGCTTTCCAGCGCAGAGATTATTGCCCCACGCCGGTCCACGGTTGGCATTAGCACCGCCACGCCGAGCAAGCGGGCGGCGGCGGTTTCTTCGGGGCGGCGCGGGCCGCAGGTTTCTTCGGGCACGCGGGTGCCGCCGGTTTCGACAGGAGTGCGCTAAGTGGGCCTGAGCCTGATCACCCCGGCGGCCACGCCCGCGGTTTCCCTGGCCGAGGCCAAGGACTGGGCGCGGGTCGAAGGCAGCAGCCAGGACGCGACCATGGCGACGATCCTGGCCGCGGCGGTGGCCAAGGTCGAAAGCATGACCGGGCTGGTGCTGGGCGAACAGGTCTGGCGGCTGACGCTGGATTGCTTCAGCGACACGATCGAGCTGCCGCGCGGGCCGGTGACGGCGCTGGCCGCGGCGGGCTTTACCTATGTCGACAGCGCCGGGGCGCCGCAGCAGGTCGATCCGGCGCTTTACACGCTCGACCTGGTCAGCAGCCCGCAATGGATCGTGCGCAACGCCGATGCGACCTGGCCCGAGGTGCTCGAGGCGGTCAACGTGGTCCAGATCCAGTTCACCGCCGGCCATACCGCCGCGACGCTGCCGCCCGCGCTGAAAGGTGCGGTGCTGACGCTGGCGGCGCGCTGGTTCGACGATCGCACCAACAACGATGTTCCCGAAGGGGTGATGCAGGCGCTGGAACCGTTCCGGCCGCTGTGGATCGCCGCCTGACCTTTCCCTTGCAGACAAAGGACCCGAACCATGACCATCGCGCTTGAATTCCTCGCCCGGATCCGCGGCAGCCTTTCCAGCAGCGGGGATGGCGGCGTGGCCAGCCTGCCGGTTGCCGAAGGGCTGACGATCGATTTCGCCAATGGCACCGGGCTCAACCAGGGCAATGCGGTCTATATCGACGAATTCAGCATTGCCGCTTCGGGCAGCCTCGATGTCGATCTGTCCGGTTCGCTGACCGACCGGCTTGGCAATGCGCTGGTGTTCACCGCGATCAAGGCGGTGCTGGTGATTGCCGATGCCACCAACACCAACAATGTGGTGGTGGGCGGCGATGCCAACGCGGTGCTGCTGGGCTTCGGTGCGGCGGCGCAGAGCTTTGCGGTGCCGCCGGGTGGGTGCATGGCGCTGGCCAATCCCTCCGCCGCGGGCTGGACGGTGACCGCCGGGACCGGCGATATCCTCCAGCTGGCCAACAGCGGCGCGGGCTCGGCGGTGACCGGCACGCTGGTGGTGATCGGCGAAGTCTGATCCTTCGGCCCTGAACCTTCCGGCCTGACCGATGACCGCGCTGATCCGCACCGGGCGGCTTGACCGCCGGGTGCTGCTGTTGCGGCGCGGGCCGAGCGTGGATGACGGGCAGACCCGCGTGCCCGGCCCCTGGCTGGCGCTGGGCTGGCGCTCCGCCTCGGTCCGGGCACGGATCGGGCGCGAACCGGTGGTGGCGGGCAGCCGCGCGGGCGAGGCGACACAAAGCGTCTGGCTGCGGTTCGACGAGCTGACCCGGACGCTGAGCGAAACCGACGCGGTCGAGATCGAGGGCCAGCACTTCGAGATCGTCGCGCCGCCGATCGAGGTCGGCCGGCGCGAAGGGATGGAATTGCTGGTGGTCGCAGCGGGTTTAGAAGAATGAGCGTCAAGCTGACCGGCTTCAAGGAGCTGGAAGCCAAGCTGGCCGAAATGCCGGCCAAGCTGGCCAAGCGATCGACCACCCGGGCGATGCGCGCCGCGGCGAAACCGGTCAGGGCCGAGATCGAAAGTCGCGCCCCGGTGGACAGCGGCGGGCTGGCCGGCAGCGTCCGGGTCAAGCTGCGCAACCGCAACCTGACCGGGCTGGCCGAATATGGCGAGGTGCTGCGCCTGGGCGGGTCGCTCGATGCCGCGCGCGGAGCGCTGCGCGGGGCGCGGCGCGGCGGCAACAGCGCGGGCACGCGGGTGCTGGTGCGGATCGCGGTGACCGCGCCGCATGCCCACCTGGTCGAATACGGGACGGTCGAACGCTTTCACAAGGGCGGCAAATCGGTGGGCGTGATGCCGGCCAATCCGTTCGTGCGCCCGGCCTGGGATGCCAGTTCAGGCCAGGCGCTGGCGACGATCCGGACCACGCTGAGCAGCGAGATTGCGAAGATCGCGCGGGAGAGCTGACGATGATGGAAGACGATCTGCGCACCCGGGCCATGGCCGCGGGGGTGGCGGAGTTTCACTGGGGCGAAGTGCCGCAGGATACCGTGCTGCCCTATGCCCTGGCGCTGACGGTCAGCGATCCGCGCCCGCAGCACCTCAAGGGCTATCAGGGGATGCGCCAGACCCAGGTCCAGATCGATTGCCTGGCCCGCACCCGCAAGGCCGCGGCCGAAATGGCCGAAACACTGGTGGCGGCGCTGAGCGATCCGGGTGTGGTCGGTTCCACCCGGTTCGGGCGCGGCGCCGCGCAGGGCCCGATCGACCGCAGCGCCGATCTGGGCGGCAAGACGATCTACCGCCTGATCCTCGAATTCTCCGTCGCATGGCGCGACATCTAACCACGGGAGTTGAATAATGGCCGAAACGCAGGAAGCCACGCTGGGCTATGCCGGCGAATTCCACCTTCACAACGGCACCGCGCTTTACGAATGCGTCCAGGTCAAGGCCTTCGACATTCCTTCGCCCGGCACCCGCGAACAGGTCGAGAAAACCCATCTCAAATCGACCGGATGGCGCCGCGAATACCTGTCCGGCTTCTACGAAGACAGCGAATTCGAGGTTGTGCTCAACAGCCGGGTCCGTTCCGACACCGATCTGCTGCTGACCGATGCCCTGACCGATGGCGATGTCCGCACGTTCAAGGTGGTGATCCCCGAAGACGGGGTGGGTGTGACCAAGATCGAGGGCACCTGCAAATGCATCGGCTACAACCAGGGCCGCGCCGAAATCGATTCGGTGATGGAAGCCACCGCCACCTTCCGGGTGGTGACGCTGAGCGCCGCGGCGGCGGTCTGACGCCATGGCCAATCCGCTGAAAGGGGAGGCCGCGCTGCGCCTGGCTGACGGGCGCGAGCTGATGCTGGTGCTCGATTTCGAGGCGCTGATCGCGGCCGAGGCGGCCTATGCCAAACCGCTGCACCAGCTGATGGCCGACAGTTCGGCCGGGTTCATGGGTGCCACCCGCGCCCTGCTGTGGGGCGCGATGCAGGGGCGCCAGGGCGGGCTGAGCCTGGCCGATGCCGGAGCCCTGCTGCTGAGCGATCACGCCGCGGTGCTGGCGGCGCTGGGCGCGGCGGGCGAAGCGGCGATGCCCGCGGCGGAGGGCGATAAAGCGGGAAACGCGGCGAGGCGCCGGGGTGGGACGCGCTCTGGCAGCAATGGTGCGAAGCCGGGCTCGACCCGGCGGAGTTCTGGCGCCAGACCCCGCGCAGCTTCAAGCTGATCGTCAGCGCCCGGCTGCGCGCGGCGGATCGCGCCGCGATCAGCGCCGGGTGGTATGCCGCGGCGCTGGCCCGGCAGAAGACAATCAAGCCGCTGGTCGAACTGCTCGATCCGCCCGAACCCAAAACCAGGGGATCGGCGGCGGTGCTGGCGATGTTCCGGCGTTTTGCCGCCAAGCAGGACGCCGCCCAGAATCGACCAGACTCCGGCCGCGACCGAACAGAACAGGGACTGACACATGGCGCGGGGTGATGTGATCGGCCGGCTTTCGGTGGTGCTGGGGCTGGATACCGCGGCTTTCGAAACCGGGGCCAAGCGCGCCGCGCGCACCACCCAGGACGCCGGGGACCGCTTTGAAGCGATGGGCCGCAGGGTCGGCACCGCCGCCAAGGCGATCGCCGGGATCGGCGCGGCGATCGTCGGCTCGCAGATCGTCGGCGGCATTCGCAACATGGCCTTTGCCGGGCTCGAACATGCCGCGGCGCTGGGCGAACAGGCGCAGCAGCTGGGGGTGACCACCAGCGAGCTGCAGCGCTATCGCTATATCGCCAGCCAGGTGGGCATCGACCAGGAGGTGATGGACAAGGGCCTGGCCAGGCTTTCGATCACGCTGGGCGATCTGGCCAATGGCGCCAAGGGCCCGGCCGAGGCGCTGGCCCGGCTCGGGCTGGGCCAGCAGGAGATCGCCCGCGTCAGCCAGCTCACCGCCGGGCAGGCGATCCCCGAACTGGCCGAGGCCTTTGCCCAGCTGAAAAGCCCGACCGAAGCCGCCTCGATCGCTTCCGACCTGTTCGGCGCCAAGCTGGGCGGCAAGTTCCTGACCCTGCTGATGGGCGGCCGGGCCGAGATCGACAACCTTACTGCCGCCTACAAGCGGCTAGGGATCGAGATCAGCGAAGGCCAGATCGCCAAGGCCGACAAGGCGATGGACGATCTGGCGGCGATGCAGCAGGTCTTTGCCGCGCGCCAGGCGCAGATCGCTGCCGACAATTCCGAGGCGCTGCTCAAGGGCCAGACCGCCTGGGAAAACTTCAAGGTCAAGACCCTGGTGGTGTTCGGCGAGTTGGCCGAAGGGATCACCGGCCTGATCGACAAGAATGCCGAGTGGGAGCGTTCAGAGCAGGACCTGTGGGCAAAGCTGGGTGCCGGGTGGGACCAGTTCGAAAAGGATCATGCCGCCTTCCAGCAGCGTTTTCATCAGAACCTCGTCCAGCTGGGCGAAGGCATCAGGACCCTGGCGGTCAGCGGGCTGCAGTGGATCGCCAAACTGGTCGAAGGGATCAGGACCTGGATCGGTGACCGGCTCAGCGCGGTCTGGACCGGCGCGCTGGCGAAGATCGAACAGGTCCGCCAGGCCTTCTTCGATCTGTGGGACAAGGTCACGCGCCGCTCCTATGTGCCCGACATGGTCGATGACATCGCCCATGAGATGGCGCGGCTTGATGCGGTAATGGTCGATCCGGCGCTGTCCGCGACCGCGCGGACCAAGAAGGCCTTCGAGCAGCTGGGCGCGGATGTGCGGGCGGTGATGACCGAACTGTTCCCCGATGCGCGCAACCTGGCCGATTTCCAGAACAAGCTGGCGACGCTCGACAGCGGCATTGCCCGCGGCGGCGCGGGCGGGTTCAGCGCTGCCCAGCTCTCCGCCGCGCGCGAGCGCCTGCTGGTCGCCGCCGATCCGGCCCAGCGCGGCAGCGTTGCGCTGCCGCTGTCCGACCAGCTGCGGCTGTGGGGCGACCGGTCGCTGTTCAATGGCGAGCAGCTTTCCGCCGCGCTCGATAAGCTGGGCGGGGTGGCCAACGACAATGCCGAGGGGATCGAGGCCGCCAACGTGCGGATCGCCAAGAGCTTTGCCGACATGGCACAGCAGACAACCGCGGTGATCACCCGCCTGGCCAGCGCG